GGTCTGCTTGGAGTAAAATCAAAGACATGGAGTTTTACTATGAGAATGTTGCTGGATTATCTCCAGATGAAATGTGTTCTCTTCTTAAAAGGTTTTACTTCTCTAAGATAGGAAGAGGCAATCCTCTGATTTTTAGCTTTGACTATATCAAGAGCGACTTTGGCAGCATTGGAAAGGTAGATGGCTGGCAACAGGTTTCTTATATGGTTCATAAATTTAAGCAAACCATCCAGAGAGACTTATCTTTTGACGGAAAGCCGTGTGTTTCAATGCTCACTTCCGTCCAATCCAACAGATTGGGTATCACCAATAATAGAGGAGCAGGTGGTATAGTTGATGATGAAAGTGTTGTTTCCTTGTCTGACGGTATTACTCAGTTTTGTTCTCATCTTTTCCTACTTAGAAGAAAAGTTGCAGATGAAATACATGAGGAGGGAGCTAATTTCGGTAGTCATAAGCTGATAAATCTTAAGTGTAGACATCTTGGGAGAGACGCTTTAAGAGCTATTCATCCTGTAGAGATGCCAGATGGATCTAAAAAACAAAACTTTATTAATCTAAACATAGAAAACTTTAGGATTACTGAGTGTGGAGATCTGCAAGATATCGTAAATGCTTTTAATGGTGGAGGCATTGAGGTGAATACAAATGAGACAGAAGAAATACCCATAAATCTCAG